TTCTTGAAGTCGTTTTCAAACTTCTCTTTTTCGTCCCCCAGGAAGTCAATGAAGTCTTGCTTGAATTCGGCGAGATAGAATCCGCATGTTCTGGTCCCGATCTTCATCTCGCTGTATCCGTTCTTTTCTTCCTCGACTGCTGCCATTGCCGCTTCTATTGAGCAGATCTGTGACAATAGCTGTGCCGCCGCTTCAAATTTCTGCTGTGTCATTTTTCTCTCCTTACGTGAACGGCAACTCTTCGTCTATCCCGTCCGGTATGTTCATAAAGCCATCTCTGCTTTCAGGTGCGCTCTCGTTATGGCCATCTCCTGCACTGCTGCCGTTTTTGCTTTCCGCAAACTCGACATCTTCCAGTACGACATCGGTTGTGTATACCTTCACGCCGTCTTTGTTTGTATAGCTGCCTGTTTGGATCCTGCCGGTTATGACGATCTTGGTTCCCTTCTTGACATACTTTTCGATAAACTCCGCTGTCCTTCCAAAAGCAACACAGCCGATATAATCCGTTCCTGGATCCTGATCTGCTTTTTGCTTTCGCCTATCGACTGCAAGTGTCATACGCGCAATCGCTGTCTGATTATCTTCCTGCGAATATCTCACATTGGGATCCTTTGTGGGCCGTCCCATTAAAATCACTCTGTTCATCTCTTATCTCCTGCCTTGGTGCCATCAAGCTATAATACAGCTCGTCGTTTGAAAAGATTTCATCTGTTACGTCCCACATGTAGCGGTATACGTTATACAGCCTGCCATCCTTTACGATCTGACCTTTTTTAACCCTGATCTTTTCCGGCGGCTTCTTTGCTTTCTCTCTTTGCATCTCAAACTTAAGCCGCAATTTATCTGCATCATCCTCTACCTTCGCATTCACGATGTACTGATGCTCGACCATGTAATCATGTATGCTCTGATAGTTGCGACCAAGCTGTTTTGCAATCTGACTTACTGATGCGCCATCGCTTGCAAGTCTGTCGATGTTTTCATAGTCCTCTGAAAGCGGCCGGCGCGGTTTGTATCCTGCCTTTTTTGCTATCCGTCTTACATAGTCCAACGTATAACCGGTTCTTGTTGCGGTTTCTTCGTATGTCTCGCCTTTTTCTATCGCCTCTGATACCGTTGCCGTTGTCAGCGTTCCTCTTTTCGCATACTGTCCCATTTTGAATACACAAGCTCCTTTTCATTCCAGTCTGTATAGTATTTCCGCAAATGCTCTTCAAATGTTTTTATCATCGCTTTCCGAAGGAGCGGATCGTTTCCGTTATCCAGTTTCATGTGATGGTACCGACATCCAATCGCGCCGTTTTGCTCTATCCCTTTTCCCATATGCGATCGCGGGATATAGTGCATGATATCTTTTATGGTCTTTCCAAATATCTCCGTATCAGGTACCGGGAAGCCTGCTTCACAAAAGATACATTTGCCCTGATCTCTCATGAAGATCTTCCTTCGGACATTTAGCTGAAATTGTAGTTCCTTGGTTAATTTACTCACAGTTAAAGTACCTCGGCATGTTCTTTGCGATCGCATATCCGTATTCTTGATTTGCTCCCCTGGACTGCTGCCATCCCGGCATGAAGTAAACCGCATCGCAGATATCCATCATGGCAAAGCTCATGGTCATATAATCCTCATGTGTTGCGCCATCCGGCATAACGCCGTTGACCTTTACAGGATTTATGACTTTATGCCCCGCTTTTATAAGCTTTTTTTCTGCTTCTCTGAAGCGCTCTTCATAGTCTGTTGTACCCGTGATCGCGCCTGATATGTAAATTCTCATCTTGCCCCCCTAAATCTCAATGCTGTCGTTGCTAAGCTCTGATAATGCCGCAAGCAAATCTTTTGTTTTGCTTTCTGTCTCCGGTGACTCCATCACCATAAAGGCAAGAAAAACCATCTTTGTATTGCGCCACATGATCGTTGCGTTTTCCAGTTTCGTTGTCGCGCCGATCGGTGCATCTTCATCTTCTTCGATCGCGGCAGATGAGAGTGCGCGGACGATATTCTCGGAGATCATCCTGCACTTGGCCGTCGCTTCGCTCTGGATGATGCGATACATCTTCCCGTTGAGCTGATACGTCAATCGTGTAAGCTTCTGCGTTTCTTCGTTGCCGGTATGCAAAAACAGGTGGCTTATCTTCTCCGGCAATACAATCTGAGAAGCTTCGCCTTTCCGCGCTGTAAATGCTTCTCCTTTTGCCGGGAACTCGTCGATCAGTTCCACAAGCGCCGCCTTAATAGCCGGTGTGATGTTCTTCTTTTCTGCGATCATCTTCCAGTAGGATCCCATGATATGAATCACGCCGTCATTGTTCCACACGGTAAGGCCGCTTGTTTTCCATGCTTCTTTCAGAAGTCTTTTAAAGCCTGCTGTGTTTAAAAACATTCACTTCACCTCTTCTCCAATTAGTTGCTTGAATACCGCTTCCAACACCTGCACAACGATTGAATTGCCCGCTTGTTTGTATAGATTCTTTTCTGTTGTCACCTTTGACGCTTTGTCAAAGTCTTCGTCAGTGAATCCCATCAAGCGAAAGCATTCTCTCGGAGTGAGTCTTCTTATTCGGTATCCGTCTTCTACTTTGCAGAGCCTGCTTTCTGCCATGATCGTTGGACATATCTTGCCTTCGCCCTGCACTCTTCCGCGTTTCGTTGTTGACGTTGGAAAGCTCATGTCGCAGATCCCGCCTCTCACGACTTCTTTGTATCCTTGCTTTGTTGCTTGTCTGATTTTGATTTTGTCCATTTTTTCAATCACCAATATTGACCTTGTGAGTCCACCCCCCCACCAAGTCCAAGTGTGAGTGTCGGACAGATCATCTCTTTTCTTGGTCGCAATCCTTCGTCTGTTCTAAAGTCTGCAAGCGCAACTACTTCTTTTCGCATATGAAATCCTCTCCCAAATTTGAATCGCCCTTACTCTTTGCCGCTAGAATCGTGTGCGCTATGCTTGTCTCGTTCACTTCGAGTTCGATTGATTTTCCCCGGAATCCTTTTGCATACAATATTCTCTGCAGCTTGTCTTTTTTTGGCATCCTCGCTGTCTCGTTGTGATACAATTTGCGACCGTGATCGGCTTCGGATTTTCGATGTATCCGTCAAGGAGCATCTGTCTGTCTATGATGCTTTTCTTCTCTGCCATCACAAGAAACTGCTCCGCACGTTCACCACTCAAGTAGTACCGATCGTCTGTTTCTGTTTCCAAAAACTCAAGCGCATCTGTTTTGAGCAGGACCGGCGGCGGAAACTTGAAGTTAAACTCTCCGAGAATGCTGACCATGATTGTTCTTTTTCGGTGTTGCGGCATTCCGTAGTCTTGTGCGTTCATGTTCTTCCAATAGTTCGAGTAGCCGAGCGATTCAAGAGAGGATATCCACTCTTGAAAGTCCGGCATGTTCTGCTCTGAATGAACCTGGATGACATTCTCCATGAGTAGGATCTGAGGAAGCTCTTTTCATTCTTTCAGAATCCGCTCAACTTCCCACACGAGACTTGAACGCGTCCCTGATTCACGTTTCATGCCGTGCATCTTTCCGGCCACCGATAAGGACTGACAAGGAAATGAATAACACATGATGTATGTATGTCTGTCTGTATTGACGATCTGCAAATCATCTGCGTGAATCTTCGTGATATCCGACGTTTCAAATTGCGTCCCGTGAATCGCGTTGTAAGATCGGACTGCTGCCGCGTCGAATTCTACAAGCCGCCAATGTTCAAAGTCGGCGTGCAGATTTTCAAGTGCTTTTGCTTGTGCTCCGATCCCGCCGAAAAGCTCAATCAAGCGGATGTGTCCCGGAATCTTATACGGCTTTCGGATGTAGTCGAAAATGTTCATTTGCTCCATGTGTCAATCTCCTCCGTCCTGCTGCCGCGCGGCGCTATTTTACTTCGCCGATAAAATCAAAGAGTGTCGGCGCTGTCTGATCTGCTTCTGCGCTTTCCAGGTATCCGAGCGCATCACGGAAGTAATCAGGGTTTAATTCTGTCATGTAGCCTTTTCGGCCCATCTGAATCGCAACCATCGGAACTGTACCAAGGCCGCCGAAGGGATCATATACAAGCTCTCCCGGATTGGAATAGCGATTGATGATCCTTTCAACGATATCAATCTGCAGCGGGCATACGTGCATCTGCTTTCTTCTTCGTGTCTGATTCGTGTTTAATGTTTTCATGCGGTTGATATCGTCCCATACTTCCGATTGGTTCCATGAACCCGGCGCAACTACCATGAAGATCGCAGGGAGTTTCCCTTTCTCGTCAAGCTCTTTTGCAAGCTTTACATGATCTTCATAGCTGTATACCGTCTCACGGCTATACTTGCGATACACCGCTTGCAGGTTATCTACCGAGATATCTGCAAGCTCTTCTTTTCGGATGAGCCTATCGCCTGATGATCTCCAATATGCGTGTGCATCTATCTGCCACTGCGCCCTGGTGTATTCGTCTTTACTCTTTGTAACCGGCGTATCAGCGTATGCTGTCGATGTATCGGACGGAAGCTTTCTAAAAAGCAAAACATATTCCGGACACCCTACGCCCATCTTGGAGCCGTCCTTGCACTGCTCTGTCCATCCAAGGCGGTATGTTTGATTGTTTTCCCGCACGACGTCTGTTACGACCGTAATCATGCCGAAATACTGAAATCCATGCCGCATATAGTGGCTGATGCAATCCGCGTGGAATGGTTCGATCGTCGGCATACCTGTGCCGGTCGCGTTTCCGAAAAGCACTCTGTCTTTTACATGAACTGCTGCCACGCGCCCCGGCTTTAATACTCTTAAAAGTTCCGGCGTTAAGAAGTCCATCTGCTTGAAGAAATCATTATCGTTTCGGTTGTGTCCGAAGTCTGCATAGTTCGCGCTGTATTCGTAGTGGTTTCCGAATGGGATGGATGTATGGATAAGATCTACGCTGTTATCCGGCATCCGCTTTGTTTCCTCTACGCAATCATCGTTTACCGCTGTGTAAAGCTGTCCCTCTACTTTCACTGTTTCAACCCCCATCTTCCTTTCAAGCCGTTTGAAGCGGCTCGCGTTGTTAAGTCCGTATGTCTTTACGATCTCTATCATCTTTGCGACCATGTGATCATGCTCTTTCCACTTGCGGAGAAGCACATCTTTTATGCCGCTCTCGTTCTCCATGTAGATGATGTC